GCACCGGCGCCGCAGCAACCGAAGACCATCTCGGATCTGATCCGCCATCGGCAGGCCATCCTACTCGGTCGAGAGAATGCCGCCTGATGGGTGATCTGCTCACACTTGAAGCACCTCCTGTTCTTCCGGAGCACCACAAGCGATGTCCGGATTGTCGGGTCGTGAAACCCCATGCCGCATTCGGCAAACACCGCCGGATGCCTGATGGATTGCAATTCTACTGTCGTACGTGCACGGCTAAACGAGGCCTAGCCACACGCCGCGCCAATCCGGCACGACAGCGCGCAGTTGTTCGTCGCTCGTACGAGAAGAACAAACCGAAGATCCTTGCACGCGGCAAATTATTGCGCCGTCAGCGGTGTGACGAACTGATCGCCCGCCTCAAAGCGGCACCGTGCGTGGATTGTGGTGGTCACTTCCCGCCCTGCGCAATGGATTTCGATCACCGGCCTGGTACGGAGAAGCTCTTTCAGTTTGGCGGCAGCGAGCTCGTCCGGCGCTCGCTCGAAAAGACCTTGGCGGAGATCGCCAAGTGCGACTTGGTCTGTGCGAATTGCCACCGCATGCGGACGTGGCGGCGGCATCGAGGAGAATAGGAGAGCGCGGATATGCAAACCTGGAGCCAAGATACGCCGACGGGCCCGTTCAGGAATAACTTCCTTTCTGAACAAATGTACGAGGCCGCCTTTGAGAAAGCCGAAGTGATCCAGTGGGTCGAGCCGGTCGACGGCTTTGGGAAGAAGAAGGGCGACACCGTCAACCTCTTCACGATGACCGGCCCGCCGGAATCTCCGACGAAGGGCATCCTCCAGGAGAACATCCGGATTCCAGAAACCGCCGTCGGGATCTCCGGCACCTCGTTCTTGATCCTCGAATTTGGCGAAGCCGTCACGTGGACCAACATCTGGGACGACTTCGCGAAGTACGATCTCCCCGCGTTCGTCAAGAAGCGGCTCCGCGAGATCATGAAGCTCACGTTGGATGTCTCCGCCGGCGATGGGTTCAAGAAGGGCCTGATCACCATGACGCCCAGCTCGGCATCGGGCTTCACGATCGACACGACCGGCACGCCGTCGGTCGCCGCAACATCGGCCATCGGGATCAACCATCTCCAGATCGCCCGGGACTACGCGTATGGCACGCTCAAGATGCCGTACTTCGGGGAGGGCGACGCCTACATCGGGATCGCCAACTGGGCCACCACGCGGTCGGTCCGGAACGATACGCTCTTCAAGGAATGGTACGTGCTGGGCAATCCGGAGAAGCTCCAGCGCGGTGAGATCGGGATGGTGGAGAACATCCGGATCATCGAGACCAACCACGATACCGTGCTCCAGGTGACCACCTCTGCGGGGACGAACATCGGTCAGGCGTTCATCTTCGGAGACGAGGCGGTGGCGTTCGCGGAGGCGCAGACCCCGGAGTTGCGGCTCAAGATCGCGGACGATTACGGGCGGAACTTGGGCTGCGCATGGTACGGGCAGCTCGGGTTTGGCCTCTACCATCCCACCGCGAACCCGCGCGAGGCGCGCGTGCTGCGGATCACCGGCAACAACTTCGCGAACCCGTAAGGAGACACTCCGATGGCAATGGATGCAGGGACATACACCTGGGCCTTTCCCGCGAACGGGCAAGCGACCGACGCCGCGAACGCCGTGGCCGGCAACGTCACCACCACGGGTGACAAGGCATTTTTCGTCGCCTCGGAGGGCGTGGACGTCGTCGAGGTGGGCGCGCTGATCGGCACCGCGACGGCCGCGACGGCCTATGTCTTCACGGCGGCGACGGCCCCGGCGATCGGTGGCAGCTACACCGTGGCGGCGACCGTGACCGGGCCGACGGCAGCGATTGCGGCGGGCGCATGCCTGCGTCGGACCACGAAGATCCATCTCGATAAGGGCCAAGTGCTGCGGTTCAGTGTGACCGGCGCTCCCGCGAGCGGCACGGCGCAGCTCTACGCCAAGTGCTACCCATCCGGCAGCCGCACCGTGGACGTGGTGAGCACCACCTAGGAGGGCGCGATGGCTGCGATCACCCTCGCAGAGATCACCTACGCCACGACCGACAAGATCCTGTCGGCGCCGGGGCGGACCAGACGGATCATCGCCATCTCGTTTCCGACCGGGGCGAATGCCGGGACCAACAACACGTATGCGACCGGCGGCGTGGCACTCGACAAGCTCCAGCTGGGATGTCCCCGCCGGGTCCAGCGGATCGTCGTCGTCGGTGTGACCCCGGTCGCTGGTGCGAGTAATCCGGGGTGGACGTGGAACGGGGACGCCACCAGCCCCAAACTCGTCGCGATGGCGAATGCGGCGGCGGGCGGCGGAGACGCAGAACTCGCGGCAGCAACCGCGATCCCGCCAACGCAGCAGCTTGTCTGCGAGGTTGAGGGCTACTGATGGCGCGGCTTGAACCGGTCCACATCCTTGAGCCCGACCGCGCCACCACGCAGATGACGTGCGTGCGGATCAATCCCACGCGGAGCTTCGCGCATCTCGGGCCGACCGGCATGGCACTCTACACGTGGCAAAATGGCCAGTGGTTCGATCAGGGGGGGATGCCGATTCCACCGGAGCAAGTCCCGGAGGAGTACCGCAACGTCATGGCGGCGACGCCGATCGTGGTCTCCACGGGTGGGCCGGCGATCGTCTGGACGTGCGAATTCTGCGGTGATCAGATGAACAGCTCCGAGAAGGAACAGCACCTGATCGGGCACATTCGGGGCACGTTTGCGACGGTCGGCGCGAAACCGATCGAGACTCCGCAACCTCCAGCCCCAGCCCGGGAGCGGCAGCGGATACCCGCCGCGAGCTGAGCCGCCCATGGGAGCGGTCACCGCTCGAGCACTCTTCCAAGCCCACATTGACGGGCTGACGGCCATGGATGTCTCCACGCTGCCGGTCCCGATCAGTGCGGCGTGGACGATGGATCAAGCGGTCGGGGACATCGACATCGTGACCCTCGCGTCGGGGACAACGACGCTCGCCATGCCGACGGGCGCGACGATGCTCGTCATCATCCCGCCGCCCACCAACGTGACCCCGATCGTCTTGAAGGGCGCCGCCGGCGACACGGGCGTTGCGCTCAATCCCAACTGCGCCACGGTTTTGGCGCTCGCCATCACCCCGCTCATTCTCCAGACGACGGCGGCGATCTCGGCGGTACGCCTGATCTGGCTCTGAGGTGAGGTGCCCGTGGGCTACTTCACCACTGCGGTTGATCTCAAGAAGGATGGCCTCTTCCTCGCCGGCGAGCCCGACGACGGGAATTCACAATATGACGGCCGGGCATACGAGTGGCTGACGATCGTTGAGCGAGCGCTGCTCTCGGGCGGCCAATTCGGGCCGTCGACCGTCGTCCCGTATGACTGGCTCTGGGCGCGGGCGTGGCCGCGGGGCGCGATCCAGTTAAGCCAGCCGATCAACGGCGATCACAAGTTGACGGCGACGTTCACGATGGGCAGCCGTTCCGTGACGGCGCAGATCCTCCCCGACGGCACGTCGCTCGCTGGCTATCGCATCCAAGAAGACACCACCCCCGCACGCCATCTCGTCACCGTCAGTCAGAACGATGTCCCGAACAACGTGACCTACATCACGCTCTCGGAGCCGTGGACGGGGCGCACCAAGTCCGTCACGAGTTGGATGGCGTATCCTGACACCTACGAGCTCCCGACCGACTTCATCCGCGGCACCTCGCCGCTCTTCATCATGGCGTTCCCGGCGAGTGGCTTCCCCTACACGATCGACGTCATCGATCCGCCCGATCTCGAGCGCTACTACCCGCAGACCTATCCGATGGCGGCCGGACGCACACAGAGCGGGCTGCCCGTCGTCGCGGCTCGCGTGACCGAAACGAAGCTCCGGTTCTCGCACTATCTCTACACGCCCGACACGCCCTATCCCGTCCAGATCGAGTTCGAGTACATCCGTCGGCCCGATGTACTCGCGGAGGGCGCGATCCCGATGGTGCCGATCCAGCACCGCCGGATTCTGTCCTATGGGCTCGCGTATCTCATCTTGGCGGACAAGGACGACTCGTCAGCCACACCGGTCTGGCAGCAGTTCCAAGCGCAGTGGAAGGCGATGATGGACGAGTACCGCCGCGGGCTGCGGCGGATGTCGTCCCGGTGGGGCGTTGTCCAGCCGTCCCGCGTGACGCAGGCCTGGGGCCCACCGCTCTGGACGACGGGCGGACTCCCGGTCTGGAGCTGGTAGATGCCGCAGCAGGGCACGGCCTATCTGGTCCCGTTCGGCACGGCGGGGATGGTGTCGCACCCGAACCGCTGGCGGGCGAAAGCTGGCGAGATCCTGATCGGTGAGAACGTGGTGGTGGAGAACGATCTGATCAACAAGGAGCCCGCCGCGACGTACTACGACCCGCAGGGGATCGATTCCCTTCCGCTCCAAGTGGCATGGACTCCGACGACAGCTGGCGCTCCGTCGATCATCGCGATGGTGTTCGTGGACGCGCTCCCCACGTCCCAGTATTTCGGGACACGCCTGCTGACCGGGATCGCTGGCACCGTCACCTCCCCATGGGTCTCCGCGCCGTTCGCCTCCATCGTCGCCGTGGGATGCTTGCACGCCGTTCGCATCTCGGCGCTGACCGGCGGGGCGACAAGCATCACGGACTCGCGAGGCAACACGTACACGCTTCTGACGGAGGTGACGCAGGCATCCGGGCTGCACGGGCAGATCTGGGGTGCCGTGATCACGCAGCAGATCCAATCCGGGGACACGGTGACGATCACGTTCTCGCCAGGCACCGCCAACGTCAACATCATCTCCACCAGCACCAGCGATGTGAAGGTGCCGCTCACCGTTCGCGAGAACGAGAGCGCCTCATCGACGGGATCGACCACCTCCAGCATCAGCGGGATGTCGCAGTCCTACCCCCTCATCGGCATCGCGCTCGCTGCGTCCAGTTCGTCCACCGTCACGCCGGATTATACGAGCACATTCCGATGGACGAATCGCGCCACGGTCAACTCAGGCGCACATCGGCTCGCGGCCCTCACCTCGAATGTCTGGTGGGCATCCGCGCACATCGCGGCGCAGATCGAGTGGGTTCCTGACGACACCTCTGCGATCTCGGGCAGCACGACGGTCGTGGCAGGGTCGAACATCATCACGACCCAAGTGAACACGGTGAACGCGTTCCGTCCCGGGGACATCATCATCGTCGGCGGTGAGTCGCAGGTGGTCAAGGATTTTCCGTCCAGCACGCAGATCTCCACGGTGACGCCGTTCGCGACGAACCAGACCGTGGCGAGCGTCACCCGCCGTGCGGGCCCCGTCCTCATCACCGTCGCGAACATCGAGCAATTCTCGCCCGCAGGCGGCTACATCCTGAAGGAAGATCCGACGCGCGGGGCACTGGGGGCCCACGGCAACCTAGATGCTATCTGGGCAAACTATCCGCTGGCGATGGTGCGTCCCGGGCGCTTTGTCGTCGGCGGCAAGGAGGATGCGTCACGGCTGCGGAAGCTGTTCTATCTGAACGGCGTCGATCCGGTCCAAGTTCTTCCCGGCGACGGGCAGACAGCGGCCCCCATCGCGAAGCCCGCTGCGGACTGGGGGACCACGCAGGACGCCAGCAAGCAACCCCTCAACGGGATCGTGCATCAGGACTCGCTCGTCATCTTCGGGAACCTGAATGATCCGCACCGGATCTACTGGTCGACCCCCGCCGATCACGAGGATTTCCAGACGACGGCGGCACCTGCCGTCCCCTACATGAGCATCCGCGTCGCCTCGAACATCGGGCGGCGGCTCTACGGTGCCGCGCAGTATCAAGGTGTCCTCTACCTCTGGAAATACCCCTACGGGATCTTCTACGTGGATGACACGCCCACGGATCGCCTCCAGTGGAGCTATCGCACGCGCTCCACGGCGCTGGGATGCGCGCCGAGTCCGTATGCCGTCCTCGCCGTGGATGACGACGTGATTTTCTGTGACGCAGAGGGCCACTTTCACTTGCTCTCCGCAGTCGCGAGTCTCGGCGGCACACGGGATTCCGACATCACCCGGGCGCTGGGACTCCACACGTGGACGCAGCAGAACGTCAACATTGGCACCCTGAACACCCTCGTCTCGGTGTACGACACCGCGACCAAGACGGCGTGGTTCGGGCTCCGGAGCGCCAGTGCCTCCGCGCAGACGCCTGCCGACAATGATCTCGTCATCCGGTGGGATTTCTCCCTCGTCCCGCAGGGGGGCCCGATGCGGATGACGACGGCGCGCATGTGGGTGCCGAACGCGTTCTGCTTGAAGCATCGGGATTTCACCGGGCGGCAAGCCGTGGTGATCGGGGAATACGGCAATGCGTGGTTCGTCGAGCCGCAGACATATGGGCGACGTACCGACCGGGATTTCGTGGCGAATGCCGATACTCCGCGCGGGGTGGCGACGCGCATCTCGCTCCCGGAGCTCGATTACGGGGACGCGCAGCCCCCGAACCGCGCCGTCCGGAAATCCTTCCGTGCGCTCGAGATGATCGCGCAGGCGACGGAGAACACGAATCATCCCGTGGCGATGACGATCAACGTCGATGGCGTCTATCGCCAGACACTCCGCTATCCGCAGGGGCCGAACCGCCGCCGTCTGCAACCACTCCAGTGCGGTGACGGCTATTCGCTCTCCGGAGACATCACGACGGATGGCAGTGTCGTCGGGGACGTGCCGTTGATCGGGCTCGTCGTCTACTACGCCCCGACGGGCACCGACCAGTCGCGGAAATCCTGATGCCGCGCCCGCTCTTTTCGCATCAGATGGTCTGGCGGGAGCCCGCCACGGGCGGCGCGCAGGGGCCGACTGGCCCAGGCGTCCCCGCAGGGGGCACGGTGGGTCAGGTGCTCGAGAAGGCATCGGGCACGGACTATGACACGGTCTGGGCTGATCCTCCGGCGGGGTCGCCAGCGTCGCTGGGATACCGCTACGTGCAGGCATCCGCGGCACCGACGTGGACGATCACGCACAGCTTGTCCTTCCGGCCCAACGTGACGGCGGTAGACTCGACGGGCCGCGAGATCATCCCGGGGGACGTGAACTACCCGAATGCGACGACGGTCACGTTGACATTCTCGGCAGCGGTCGGTGGTGAGGCGTACCTGAGCTAGGGGGGATGTGATGCCGACCATCTACGGTTTCGTTGACCTCGTCAAAAACGAGCTCCGCAACGCAGTGATGCAAAACTTGGGCTCCGCACCGGCGTCCCCGGTGAAGGGGCTCATGTATTTCGACACGACCGCCAACACGCTGTACTGGTACGACGGCACGACGTGGCAAGCGGCGAAGGCAGGCGCGGGTGCCACCCCGGCGACGACCGTGACGACGCAGGCGATCGGGGACGCCCCGGTCGTCGGGACCCTGACCAACTTCGCCCGCGAGGATCACAAGCATGGCATGCCGACGTTTGGGGCCGTCACCGCCCAGACGGCATTCGGCGCGGCCTCCGCCACCGGCTCGGCGGTGACGGTGCCGCACTCGGACCACACGCACGGCACGCCGACCCATCTCAACGCGGACCACTCCGCCATCAACCACTCCGCCCTCGCGCCCCCGACCGCAGACGTCTCCTGGGGCGGCTTCAAGCTAACCAACCTCGGGACGCCGACCGCTGCCACGGACGCCTCGACGAAGGGCTACGTCGATGCCGCCATCAACGGCCTCGCTTGGAAGGATGCCGTCCGCGTCGCCTCGACGGCAAACGTCGTCATCGCGACGGGGGGGCTGATTGCGGTCGATGGCGTGACCGTCGCGGCGGGCGACCGCGTGCTGCTGAAGAACCAGACCGCCCCGGCCGAGAATGGGATCTATGTCGCCGCCTCCGGTGCATGGACGCGCTCGACGGACGCTGCCGCCGCGAACGACATCCTGAATGCGGCAGTCTTCGTCTCCGAGGGCACGACCCAGAGCGACACCGCGTGGGTGATGACGACCAACCTCCCGATCACGATCGGGACAACGGCGCTCACTTGGACGCAGTTCGGCGGTCCTGGCTCGTACAGCGCGGGCAACGGCTTGACGCTCACCGGCAACGTCTTTGCCGTGGGCGCCGGCACCGGGATCGTCGTCAGCGCGGGCACGACGGCGGTCGACACCACGGTCATCGCGACGCAAGCCTACGTGAACACCGCCGTCACCGGGATGGCGAAGAAATTCGCCGCTGCCTTAACGGGGACCGCGTCGCCGGAGACCGTCACCCACAACCTGAACACGCGCGACGTGCAGGTGTCGGTCTACAACGGCGCGACGCCGTACACCGCGGTCATGGTCGACTGGGACGCCGCCACCGTGAACACCGTGACGATCCGCTACAACCCGAATCTCGGGGCGGGCTACCGGGTGGTGGTGGTGGGCTAAATGGCGCGCGACTATGGCATCACCAATGCCGCCCCCTACGCGAGCGCCCCTGCGGCCGGCGCGGCGGGGGATACGTACTGGAACACCGGAGAGAAAGCGCTCTACGGCTCGGACGGGACGACCTGGAACAGAGTCGGGCTCGCCTCGATCGGCACGACCGCGCCGACGACCCCGACCGTCGGGCAGCTCTGGTGGCGGAGCGACAGCGGCAAGCTTTACATCTACTACGATGACGGGAACTCCAAGCAATGGGTCCCCGTGAATCTGGGATGAGGTGACGATGGCCCGCCCCCTCTTCGCGCATCCCGCGCTGGCCCCGATGCTGACCCAATCGATGACGCTGGTGATCGGTCCGACGGCACCGACGAATCCGCAAGTGGGCCAACTCTGGTGGCGGAGCGATCCCGACGGCCAGCTTTATGTCTACTACGATGACGGCACCTCCCAGCAATGGGTCGCTGCCTCCGCACGGGGGGTGTGATGGCCGCGCTCGATTTCCCCAACAGTCCGACGAATGGGCAGCAGTACGCAGCCCCGAACGGCGCGACCTATCAGTGGGATGGCGTCGTCTGGGCCGTCGTTCCCGTGGGGAGCGCGCCCCCCAGCGGGCCCGCAGGCGGCGATCTGACGGGCACCTATCCGAATCCGACGATCGCGAAGCTCGCGGGTGCGGCCGTGGGCACGACAACCCCGCTCGCGCGTGGGGACATCTTGGTGGCCAACGGGACGCCGGCGCTCACGCGCGTGGCACTCGGAGCGGCCAATACGGCGCTGCAATCGAACGGCACGGATGCCGTCTGGAGCGCGCTGCCGTGGTCGGTGTCGGGCGCGACGCTGACGCCGACCGATGCGACCAAGAGCGCGGCGGTGCCGGGTGGCACGACGGCGAGCTACCTGATCGGCGGCGCGACGACGGCAAAGGCGCGCCATCGGCTGTGGAGCACCAACGTCGCGGAGTGGTCCTACAACCGTACCGATGCTGATGCGCAAGACGACGCGACGAAACCCAGCTGGGCCATGTCGTTCAACGCGACCGGCGACACCTTCGGCATCTTCCGGAAGGCGGCGGGCGGCAGTACGTGGCCGACGCTCCTCGCGATCGATAACGCAGGCAACCTCTCTGTGCCCGGCATCGATGGCGGGTCCCCCGTCGTCTCCATCACGGGGATCGGGACGAGTGCCGGTGGCAAGGTCGCGGGGCGTCAAGCGCGCGGCACGTTGGCCTCCCCGTCACCAACCCTGAGTGGCGATGTGCTCGCGACGTTCACCGGCAGCGGCGTGGGATCGGGTGCGACCTTTAGCGAGCAAGCGATCTGGCGCGCGGAAGCCACGGAAAACTGGACGGCGAGCGCGCGGGGGACGCGCTGGGTGGCCTACATGACTCCGATCGGCTCCACGACGGTGACCGGGAGCTTCGCCTACTTTGACAGTGCGGGGAGCCTCTTCATCACCGGTCCCACGGGCCAGAAGGCGAGCGGCACGACGTGGGCGAACCCCTCTGACCCGCGACTCAAGCAGGACATCGCCCCGTACGCCGCCGGCCTCGCGGAGATCGCGCAACTCGAACCGATCACGTACCGGCTGAAAGCGCAGCCCGATGGCCCGCTCTGCTACGGGTTCGATGCCGAGAAAGTGCGCGACGTCTTCCCCGAATGCGTCAGTGAAACCAGCATGAAACTTGACCCCGCCGACGAGGAGCCGACGCCCGGCGTGCTCACGTTCGACATGCACCCGATCCTCGTCGCACTCGTCAACGCGGTGAAGGATCTCGCCGCACGCGTCAGTGCCCTCGAAGGAGCCGCAGCATGATCGAGCGCGAACAGCTCGAGGAGCGGCTGCGGAACCTGCAGGAGCAGCGCGGCGCGCAGCAACGGCACTTGGTCGAGTATCAAGCGGCGGTCCGCATGACGGAGCAAGCCTGCCAGCAACTCGACGGGGCGATCGCCGTCCTCCATGACGTGCTCGCCACCGATGGAAAGGAGGAGCCAAGCCATGCCCAGCGTCACCCCCAGACAACGGCGCTTCTTTGGAGCGGAGTTAGGCCGCAAGCGCGCCGGGCTCGCGACGAAGACCGGGCTCTCGGCATCGAAGCTCGCGGACTTCGCAAGCAAAGTGAAGGAGCCGAAGCCACCGAAGCAACCGGGGATGCCGAAGCCACCCAAGATGGCGGCCCCGGCACCGCGGCCGAAGCCGGTGAAGACTAGCCCGGGCGGCCTCGGCGGCATCGGGGCGCTCCAGATGCCGGTCAAGAAGCCGGACCTTACCGGAGGATACTGACATGGCGAACTGGAGACGAGGACCGGACGCACGACCGCGAGTTGCCTATGGCTCTCTCGGGATCGATGAGCCACCACGGCTCGAAGATGGCCGCCCGAATCCTGCCTATCAGGCTGCCTACTACGCCCTCCACCGGGACCGGATACGAGCCGCGCAACGGGCATACCGTCAGCGCACGGGTCGGCATCGCGGCCAGTCAATCCTCCACTATCGGACCATGGTCGTCGCCTTGCTCATGGAACGCGATGGCACGGCATGCTGGATATGCAACGCGCCCCTCGCAGGAGAGCGCCTGAGCGTCGATCACGTCATTCCCCGCTGCCAAGGTGGCGGTGATGATGCCAAGAACCTCCGCCTCGCACACTTGACGTGCAACCGACGGAAGGAGAGACGGCGATGGCCGAACGATGGATAAAATCCGCGATCAAGCATCCGGGAGCGCTCCATAAGCAGCTCGGCGTGCCGCAGGGGCAGAAGATCCCCCAGAAGAAGCTCGCGAAGGCCGCAGGGAAGGGCGGCAAGCTGGGCCAGCGGGCCCG